AAAGGAGCTTACTGTGTAGGTTGTGAACCAGATGAATCTGGTAGTATGATTAGTAGCTTCACTAATAACTGTCCACCTAATTACTCTAGGACTTCTAGTACATTCACATATCCTATTAAGAGATTAGTAGGTGTAGAAGTTGAGTGTGTAATTCCAGAATATAATTACGAATGTGAATCTCCTGAGTTCTGGCAGAGATATAGTGATGGTTCTATAAATCCACCAGAAGAATATGTAGGTGTAGAAATGGTATCTTACCCTGCAGATGGAGACCTACTAGCAGATAGTCTATCTAAATTAATGAGGTGGAAGAGGAATAATGACGTAACTGTTAATAGAAGTTGTGGTTTACACGTACACTTTAACTCTACAGATATGTCTGCAAGAGAAGTAGCACACGTAGGTATAGTATATGGACGCCTACAAAAACAGATAAAATCAATGATGCCTAAGTCTAGGCAAGATTCTAATTGGTGTAAGGATTTCGACATAAGTAAGGATACTCTTCTTTGGATAAATAGTGAGCAAGACTTAATAGATGTGTACTATAATTATATGGGTAGTGAGCCTAGTTCAGATAAGTATAATAACGCTAGATACTCAGCTCTTAATATGCACTCTAGATATTATCACGGTACAATAGAATTTAGGCTACACTCTGGCACAATAAATAAAGAGAAGATACTTAATTGGATAAGCATATTAAACATAATAATAAATAAGGGAATAGAGCTATCTAAATGTAGCAAGGAAGATGTAAATAATTGGTTTAATAAACCTACTGAAGATATTCTTGAGATGTTTGGACTATATCTATTAGAGTATATGCACAAAAGAACAACTAAGTTTAAAAATGAATTTAATTTAGAATTATATGAGGAGTAGTAATATGGGAAGTTATAAAACAGTAATAGTAGAATTAGCAGTATACATAGATAAAGATGATTACATACACAAAGGTAAGTCTGTTGAGGAGATTGTAGAAAAAGAACTAGAAATAATAGAGTCTGACTCAGGAATATATATAGAAAGATTTATATCTTATGATGAGGTGATTGAGAATGATGAAGAAAAATAAATTAGTTCTTGCATCAATTTATTCAATATTTTTAAATTCAATAAGCGAGAGAGGGGGAATAATATGCCGTTAAAAGGGTTTAAATATCCAGATGGTGAACTTGTTTCTCTTGAAGATGTAAACAGAGGAAATGTAGACGTAGAAAAGATGGGTGTATCTCTACCTACATTATTACATATGTCATCAGATAGAGAACCAGATAGAAAACCATCTACTACAGAGTTATTACAAGGTACTTGTCAATCGTATCTACAGAGAAAAGAGGACTACTACACAGAACCAGAAGATAATGCATTCTCTCTGGCAGGTACTCTACACCATTTAAAATTAGAAGAATCATCACATCAACATCACTACCTATCTAATAGGTTAGGTTCAGAGATTCCCTTAGAATCTATAGGGATAACAGGAATTGTAGACCTATATGATAGAGATACAAAGACACTTGTAGACTACAAGTTCTCTGGTTCTTATAAAATAGCAAAGTGTTTAGGTATACAGCATAAATATGCACACCACCCAACAGAGGTATATAAAAGAAGTGGTAGATGGGGTAAGGCAGGTACACCCAAGAGGGTTAAAGAGTTTTACGTAGATGATAATAAAGTAGATATGGAAGATTGGGGGTGGCAAGTAAACTTCTATAGATACTTACTAGAGAGCAATGGTTATGAGGTAGATAAGATGTATATACAAGCCACAGTTAGAGATGCAGGTCTACAGATAGCAAGGGAGAGAGGTATAGAGAAAAAGATTTATATGATGGAAGTTCCATATATAGACAACGAACATCTATTGGATAAGTTCGAAGTAAAGAGAGACGCTCTAATCTGGTCTTTAGAACATAATGAGTTACCAGAGGAGTGTACTGAAGAAGAGAAATGGGGTGGTATGAAGTGTAAATCATACTGTTCTGTAAGAGAAATATGTCCGTATAATAAAGGAGAATAAAATGAAATGGACTCTTAAAGAAGAGATAGATGGTACTACTTGGTGGGTAATAAGAGGTGGTGCTTTCTCTAACGTAATAAATAGTAAATACCCTCATAGGCTATGGGATGATAGAGATGAGATTGATATGTATTGTAGCAATATAAATAGACGAAGCAGTAGGAACTGTGAGGTGGTGGAGGTTAAACATAAGAATGGAAAAGAGTACTAGAAAGAGAAAGCCTAATAGGATAGATAAGCTAGAGTTTAGACTAGAACAATTAGAGATAGCGTTGATGAATCTTATGTCTGTTATAGCTAACCAAGATGATGAACTACCAAGATTTATAGATAATATGCAGAGGGCAGAAGAATTAACAAAAAGCCACGATGAGATATTTTCTATGATGACTAATGACGAAGGGGCTGAAGCTTGAATATAGGTAATAACAAAGAGATAGTTACCCTAATAGAGGAACGATTGGAGAAGGGTAAGAGAGAGTATAACCAAGAAGTAGATGTGTTTGATGGAAGAGAGTGGATTACAGAAGCATTAGAGGAAGTTTTAGATGCTTGTGTGTACCTATCAGCACAATTACTTTTAATAAAAAAGAAAGGTAAAAATGAGTAGTGAAATATCAACAGAGGTTATGGTTGAGAATGGTGCTATCATACAGCAAGATGTGTTTGACACTATAAGAGAGCTACACGATAAAGTATCTATGGAAGATACACCTCGTTCATTCATTAAGAATAAGATGGGTTTAGATTATGTAGAGTATTCTTATATGAGGAAGCTAGCAGATAAGTTCTATCCGGGATGGTCTTGGACTATAATAAGTACAGAGACATTAGGTAGTGAAGCCTTTATGGTTCACGGTAGATTGAAGTGGTTTGAAGGAGGAATATGGAGAGAAGGAGATTGTACTGCGGCTCATAGAATACAGAAGAAGAGAAATAGTGATAGCTTTGTAGATGTTGGTAATGATATTAAGTCTGCTAATACAGATTGTATCAAGAAGGCATTTAATATGTATCTTAATATTGCTGATGATGTATACAGAAATAGAGTAGAAGATACATCTCTAAGTCAAGAAGAAATAGAATATTTATATGGAGAGATTGATGACTTAGATGATGAATGGAAGGAAAAGATATCCCTTTCTATAGAGAATGGAGACATTGAGAAGGGAGACATAAGTAAAGTAATGAGTAGAATAAATCAAATAAAGGAAAATATGAATGGATAACTCAATTAATTCTGTGCTTGAAGATGTTATGGGTGGGGAGTCTTACTACGACCCGACAGAGGACAGACCTAATGTTATAGTCCCAGAGGGAGAGTACTATGCTCACGTCAAAGACTATACAGTAAAAGAAGATGTTGTTATTAGAGGTAAGCACCTTGCAGACATATACAATCTTAACTTCAAACTATCAGAAGATAACTCTGATAAAGTAATAGATGGGGAGTCAAGTGGTAGTCATTTTGTAGGCAAGGTTCTTAGGTCTAAAGGATTCTTTAGATTTAAAAACCCTAGTGAGAAAAATCTTCAACCAAATTCTGGTGGGAATAGACAGTTTAAAGAACTGTGTGAAGCCTTAAGAATAAAGCCAGAAGAAAAAGAAGTAGATGGTAAGACTTTATATTCCTTACCTATACTTACTCCATCAAACTGCGAAGGTGTCCCTGCTATAGTTAAGGTTAAGCACGAGACTTGGACTAATAGAGATGGAGAAGAAGTAACATCTCCTAAGGTTGTAGGAGTATTTTCTTGGAGCAATGGAAAGATAGATACTTCAGACGTACCGTTCTAAATGAAAATAACGAATAGTGAATACAACACAATCATTAGGGCTCTAGGTGCTTATTCTGATATTATGAAATATGGTGCTAGTAGTGAAGACCATTGGAGTAAAAAGGATGAAGCTGATACATTGAAGGGAAAGCTAGAGAAAGAGTACGACGAGATAGCAGAGCGTAACATAGCAGAAGGAATGACGACAGAAGAAGAAGAGATATACCCTAGTAGATTGCACACAGAATACGGAGGTAGTCCTATTGGAGGTAAAAAAGTGGAATGAGATACAAGAGAAGTTCACAGATAAATTTGGATGGGAACGAGGAATAGAGATTATGTTAGATACTGCATCCAATATTAAGAAAGAGAAGTTTATCTATGAACTATCTTTATCAGAAGACAATCGCCTAGTAAAGGCATTAAGAGAAACGTATAACAAGGAGCTAAAATGGCAAGAAAAAGAAAAACGCAGTTAGAGAAAGTAAGAGATTTCCTATCCACAGGTAAGAGACTTACTGCTAAGACGGCTATTAGTCGATTTGGAGTGTATAGATTAGCCTCTATAATCTGGACATTGAGACATACATTTAGTATGAATATATCCACAGATAATAGCAAGGGTTACGCTACATATTCTTTAGTAACTAAATAGTCGCACGGTCTGGGGGCCACCGTAAAGAGCCCCCAAAGAATTAAACCCTGTATGTGCTTAGGTTAGGGGGTTCCTTGAAGATATGTTTGTTAATCTCCTTTAATCTTCTAAAACCCCCGAAGGATTAAATTATGCCAACACCATTTATGTGTCACGGTTGTGATAAACCTACAATGAATAGTAGTGGAGTATGTGATAGCTGTAAACTAAGAGATAATAAATATGATACTAAGTACGTTAAATTTCTAAGTGATGAAGAGATAATGGAGTTAGATAATATAGATGAAGTATCATTTGAATATTTAGATAATATGCAGGATTACGAATCGTATAAAAAATCTATAGAAGATATATCGAAAAGTATATATGGAAAGTCTAAGGTTGGTATGCGTTATTCTTGGAGACATATTAATTCTGCTGAAAAGAAAAAAAAGAGGAGTAAGAAATGAGATACTATTGGGAAGTTCTATTTAGTACAGAGTATTTTCCCTATTGGGAATTTACTATGCTGATGATGTTATGTCTTCAGATTAGCCATATATGGAGACTACATAGAATAGAAAATAAAATAGAGAATTTAAAATAATTAGATTTGGTGGGGTGGTATATTAATTACTAAAAATGGTATACAAATGAACCTCTGGTTGGCGCTTGAGGACTACCTCACCAGTCTATAAACACTATGAAAAGAAAGAATAATAACTTAACAAAGAGAACTATACAGAAACAATTAGATTCTGTAACTAGGTTAGCTCTATCTAATAAAAAAACAATAGAAATACTCGGAGAATTCCTTTACAATTACCTAGATATGAAAGGAGAAACAGAAGAGTACTCAAAGTTTATGGAGGATAAGATAAATGGACTTGTTCAAGAAAGTAGTGAAGGGTTTGGAGAAATTCCTAGAGAGCCCTTTCAAGAAGAAGAGGAGTAGAAAACGTGCCGTCAAAAAGCAAAGCAAAAGGAAATCGGTTCGAAAGAGAAGTCGTAAAACTAGCTAAGGAATACGGCTTAGAATCAAAGAGGGCGTGGGGCTCTGATGGTAGGTCATTAGGGCTTCACCCAGAAGTAGACTTAACAATAGAAGAATACACCGTACAATGTAAGGTACGGAAAAGGATAGCAGAATGGCTGAAACCATCGGAACAAATAGAGGGATTACACCTCCAATGCGTGAAGGAATCAAGGGGCAAAGTGTACGCTATAATACCGATGACAAATCTATTAGAGATAATAGTACAATTAAAAGCTCTGCAAAAAGATACGAATCAATAAATAGAGGAAGAATATTAGACTTAGAATACTACCTAGGAAAAGACTGGATTGATTGGGAAGTTGTAAAGCGTTCTATTACAAAAACAAATAGGATTAAAATAGAGACTTTTAGTAAAGTGTACAGATGCTCTGATTGTGGTGAAGCATACCAAACAAACACGGCAACATCTGGTAAAAAATCAATTGGAAATTCAATTATAAAGAATTCCTTATTTAAAAAATTACCAATGGAAAAAGGGGAGTGCGGTATCTGTGGCTAAGTGTCCATTATGTAGTAATGATATATCTAAAAAAGATGTAAGCCTTAGATTAAAATCACTTAGATTATCTAGACCTAAAAATATTTTAAGTGCAATAGATAATATATTAGATGAGTTTTCTAAGCATTGGAATATAGATGATGTTATAAGAGCAGGGTTCTTAGCTGATATAGAAAGCATTGAGGGAGACATAATACTAGAATCAATTAGGAAGTTTAAAAATAGAGGTGGTGTCCAGAGGGGGTATGGTATAAAGTATCTTTCGGGTATAATAAAAAACGAGAGTAAAAGAGTGGTTCTTAGGAGAGATTATGAGAGAAAAAATCTAGATAGAATACCACCAAAATTAAAGGAGAATGATGAAGAGTATTGAACTAGAGCAAGCATTGCTTGGATGTTTGATTTCCGATAGTAAATACATAGATTCAGTTAAGCAGTATATTCCAAACGAAGAGTTCTTTTACTCTAGTTTCAATCAGAAAGTTTGGCTTGCAGTAGATAAACTTAATTCTAGTGGTAAGGATATAGACTTAATAAATGTATGTGAAGAAGTTGGTAATGATAATGAAGGACACAATCCTAAGTATGAGATAGTTGGGTTCTTAGATAACGTCGTTTCTGCATCGAGTGCAGTAGGGTATGCTAAGAGACTACACGCATACTACCTTAGGCGAATACTACATAATCAAATGCTAGGTATATCTAAAAATTTAAACAACACATCATTAGAAACTAGTAACTTACTAGAAGAAGCACATACAACTATAAGTAATATAATAAAGTTACAACCTAATAGAACATTCGACATAGATTCTGTATTAGAAGATACTAAAGACTCTATATTGAACTCAACAACTCAAATACCTACTGGTATAGGCAAGTTAGATAGAGTTATAACTGGTATGACAAGAGGTGAGGTAACTATCATAGCAGGTAGACCCGGCAACGCAAAGACAACTGTGTCTGCAAATATAGCTAGGAATCTAGTGCATAGAGGACTTAAGGTTGCTATGTTTAATAGAGAAATGCCTAACACAGAGATGATGAAGAAGTTTATAGCTATGGAGTCTAAGTCCTTACAATACAGGAACTTAAGAAACAATGTAGGTATAAACCAACTAGAGCTTGGTGATGTTTCTGCATTGATATCTGAGATGTATAGTGATAAGTTGTTTATGTTTGATGATGTAAGAGATATCGAAGGTACGTTTCGTGAGATAAAATCTATAAATCCAGACGTAGTTATTGATGACCATATAGGATTAATAGAACATCCAACGCACGATAGAAGAGACTTACGTCTTAAGATAGGTGATGTTAGTCGTAGTTATAAATGGTTAGCTAAGGCACAAGATATGTCAGTTATATTAGTATCGCAGATGAATAGGAATATGGAACATAGAAATGATAGAGTACCTAGGTTGTCTGACCTAGCAGAGTCTGGTAATCTAGAACAAGATGCAGAGATAGTAGTATTTACACACTATCCTTGGGTATCAAGATATGGTGACGATGGTAATAGTGATTGTTTTCTAGAGCTGATTGTAGCTAAGAATAGGTATGGTAGTACTAATTCTTGCGAGGTTGGATACTATGGTAACAGTTGCCTAGTTACAGATACAGAAGCTGAAGCAGTAGAAATAGCAAATGGTAGAGGTGATAAAGTAGGTGGAAGTCCTAAGCCTTTTTAACGCTTAAAGGGGTCATATTTGTAAGTAGGTGTTTGCAGTAATTCATATATATCATCTATACCCGGATTAGGAAATTTATTAAGTCTATTTTCTGCTAAACTACTTTTTATAATAGGCACTCCCTTTCTCTTTGCTTTGGATAGCTGACCTAATAACCTTAGCATATTATCAGACAAATCAGATTCAAGTAGTGGTAATTGAAGCATATCTATAAGTTTAATATTTTCAGTAGGTATATTACCTCTTACTCTTTCTTCAAACTCAAATCTAGGATTCATCTGGTCTGGGTAGTATCCATGTATCTTTTTATAATTTTCAAGAGTTATTGGAGGCCTACCATAATTATTAAGAGTTTTTTCATAATTAGCGACAGATATAGGCTTCATAGGAAAACCTTTTTTAACTAACTCATCCCTATCTAAGATAAATCTAATATCTGTTCCTATACTACCGTGAGGTCTTGATGTAAACATAGGGTCTCGAGTAATAGAAACTGACCAATCGTCAGGTCTTCCAATACCAAAATTCTTTTCTTTAAATTTTCTTAATTTTGTTTTACTTGACCTTCCGGGGTAAAGACTAGTTCCTTTAATCTCTCCACTTTTTAATATATTAGTAGCACCTTGCCCGGCTGTATAATGAGATACTGGATTACGTAGACCAGTCTTCTCTAAAATTTTTTTACCTACACTACCAAGACTTTTTAATGTTAAGATAGGAGATAAAGCTACATTTTCTACTATAGGGTCTAACCCACCTATGTATTCTGGTGTCCTATCTACACGCATAGAGCCAGTTTGTGCTAGCTTATCTAACTCAGCTTCTATTATTAAATTATCTATATTGTTGTGAACTTTAGTGGCATCTGATTCTACTGTGCCACCTTGTTGATAGTATTGTTTTATACTTTTAGACTTCACCCTAACCTAAAGCCTTCTTCTTATATCTACGCATCTTTCTTTGCAGTAACTTCTTTACATTTATGTCTGACATAAGTATGGGAAATTGAGGATGTGATTTATTCCAAGCACTAACTTCTTCTTTTGCTTTAGCGTAGTCTTTTTCTTCTCTAGATTTTTCAAGCATTCTTAAAATTTTATCAATTGTCCTTGTCCTAGTAGATTTAATCCTATCTAGTTTAAATCCTTCAGTTTCAATTAATTTAGAACCTTCTCTTAAGAACGAAGAACCAGTTAATCTAAGTAATCTAGTAGGCATTCTAGCAAAAGCATCC